ACACGGCAGGAACAATAACATTCGGCATCACCAATTCTGCATTTGACGCAACCAACCATCTGGACGCAAGAATCACCAATTCATCTGCTAGTCTGTCAAGAATCGTATACGGTATCAGCGGAAGCAGTCCAGTTTTGCTTGGCTTTGGCGGAACAGCACCAGCAGCCGCAGCACAGGGTGTAACAGCCACCGTGTTTGCACTCCCACAAGGAGCAAATGAATTGAACTTTGAGCGATTCACGATTCCAAATCCAGTAGTAGCAACAGGAGCCGCAGGCACATTCTTTGTAACTGTTCCAAACAATAATGCGTCTGTGAATGTTTATCTTGAATTTGTTCCCTTCTAATCCAAAACGGAGACCCAATGAAACTCTTCTGTGATCTCAACGAAAACATCCAAGTCCTGACCGAGGAGCCTGCTCCTGGTCAGAAGAACTATTTCATTGAAGGCATCTTCCTTCAGGGAAACATCACCAACCGCAACAAGCGCAGATACCCAATGGAGACCCTGCAAAAGGAAGTCGGTCGCTACAACGACAACTTCGTCAAGCAGAAGAGGGCATTCGGTGAGTTGGGTCATCCCGAAGGACCGACCATCAACCTTGAGCGTGTCAGCCACATGATCACCGATCTGCGCCAAGAGGGTGCAAACTTCATTGGTCGTGCCAAGATCATGGATACCCCATACGGCAAGATTGTTAAAAACCTCATCGATGAAGGTGCCAAGTTGGGCGTTTCCAGCCGTGGCATGGGTTCGTTGGAGGAGAAGAACGGCGTGAATGTCGTGAAGGATGACTTCCAACTCGCAACCGCAGCAGACATTGTGGCAGACCCATCTGCTCCTGAAGCCTTTGTCCGTGGCATCATGGAAGGCAAGGAGTGGATTTGGGAAAGCGGTCGCCTTGTCGAAAAGGACATCGAACAGATCAAGAAAGACATCAAAAAGGCTAATTTGAGAAACCTTGAAGAAGCCAAGATGAATGCATTCAACAAGTTCCTTCGCGGACTTTGAGAAATCCTAAATAATCAGCACCCTCACTAAACCTTAAGGAGAGAGTTCATGGACTCATTCAAGAATAACGAAGTAGAGGAAATCCTAGAAGAGGAAATTCTCGACACCGAAGATCAGGTCGAAGATACTGACGAAACCATCAGCGAAGCCGATGATGCCGCATCAAAGCAGAAGACGAGTGTCTCTGCCGCAAAGCAGATGCAGCAGCCCGCTGCTGGCAAGGCTTCCATGCCCAAGGAGTCCCCGAAGTACAAGGGTCTTTATCAGGATGGCACAGGAAAGGGAGCAATCATTCCCGAGCCAATCGATCTTGACGCTGTAGAGGGTGACACCGATGCCGATGCTGCAACTAAGCAAAAGGCTGTCGTTGACAATAAGCGCATGGCAAAGGAAGACCTTGCCGTTCACATGGACGCAATGTTCACCGGCGAGGAGTTGAGCGAGGACTTCAAGACCAAGGCTTCGACCATCTTTGAGACCGCTGTCAATGAGCGGATTGAGTCCATTGCAGAGGAACTTGAGACCGAGTTTGAGACTCGCCTCATGGCTGCACAGGAGCAGATCAAGACCGAATTGACCGAGCAGTTGGACTCCTACCTCTCCTATGTCATCGAAGAGTGGATGGAAGAGAACAAACTCGCCGTTGAGAAGGGCATTCGCACCGAGGTTGCCGAGCAGTTCATTGAGGGTCTTCGTTCGCTCTTCCTTGAGCATAACATCGAGGTTCCCAACGCCAAGGTTGATCTTGTCGATGAGATGGCCGAGAAGGTCGAAGCCCTCACCGGCGAACTCAACGAGCAGATCCTCAAGAATGTAGAGTTCAGCAAGCAAGTCGCAGAACTTCGCCGCAAGGACATCCTTGACGAGAACTGCGATGGACTGGCCGACACGCAGAAGGAACGCATGAAGAAGTTGGCAGAAGGCGTTGCCTTTGAGGGTGAGGAAGACTATCGCAGCAAGTTGGAGATCATTCGTGAATCCTACTTTGGTGCTGGCGCGACCGATTCGCTGACAGAGGAAGCAGAGACCGAGGAATCCGTGCTGACCGAACAGGTCGGTGATGATCTTGATGGTTCCGATGCTCCGACAGAGACACAGGAGCAGTTGAGCGAAGCCATGAGTGCGTATGCAAAGACGCTCTCTCGCCTCAACCGCAAGTAAATCAAAAAATCGTGATTTCTAAATAATGCAGTTAGATACAGTTACTTCAACAACAACTAATTTGTCACAGGAGACAAAAATGGACTTGACAATCTCAGAAGCACTAGAAAAGAAGTGGAAGGCAATCGTTGAACACGCTGACCTTCCCGAGATCAAGGATAACTGGCGCAAGACAGTTACCACGCAACTCTTGGAGAACCAGGAGCAGTACCTCCGTGAGGCTGCTCCCGTAAACCTCTCCAACAACCTTCCTGGCGATTCGACAGGCAATGTTGCGAAGTGGGATCCAATCCTCATTTCGCTCGTTCGCCGCGCAATGCCAAACCTAATCGCCTATGACATCTGCGGCGTTCAGCCAATGAGCGGACCAACAGGTCTTATCTTTGCTCTCCGCAGCCGTTACAACAGCCAGACCGGTGCAGAAGCCCTGTTCCAAGAGGCTGACACCAAGTTCGGTGGAAGCGGTGGTATGGGTCTTTCTGCTGGTGGATACACAGGTCTTGGCTACACCGGTGGCGAGCCTGGCAACTCCTCTGCTGGAGTCGATCCATTCTTTGGTGCGGCTGATAGCGCACTAGCAACAGGTGTTGCAGATTCGTCAGCAGTAACCCGTGCTATGACCACTCTTTCGGGCGAAGCATTGGGCGATGCTCGTAACAATGACTTTGCTCAGATGGCATTCAGCATTGAGAAGACAACCGTGACTGCAAAGACACGCGCTCTCAAGGCCGAATACACCATGGAACTCGCCCAAGACCTGAAGGCAATTCACGGTCTTGATGCCGAGACTGAACTTGCGAACATCCTCTCCAGCGAAATCCTCGCAGAGATCAACCGTGAGGTTGTCCGCACCATCTACCGCAACGCCAAGTTGGGTGCCAAGTCTGGTACAACCCAGACCCGTGGTATCTTCGACCTCAATGTCGATTCCAACGGTCGTTGGTCGGTTGAGAAGTTCAAGGGTCTGCTCTTCCAGATCGAGCGTGAGTGCAATCAGATCGCCAAGGAAACCCGCCGTGGCAAGGGCAACTTCGTCCTTTGCTCAAGCGATGTTGCCTCGGCTCTCGCAATGTCTGGCGTTCTAGACTACGCTCCTGCCCTCAGCACCAACCTGAATGTCGATGACACAGGCAACACCTTTGCTGGTGTGCTGAACGGCAAGTTGCGCGTCTACATCGATCCCTACTACTCGCTGACCTCCGCAGCAGACTTCTTCTGCGTTGGTTACAAGGGATCCAGCCCATACGATGCAGGTATCTTCTACTGCCCGTATGTCCCGCTACAGATGGTTCGCGCAGTAGGTGAGAACACCTTCCAGCCGAAGATCGGATTCAAGACCCGCTACGGCATGGTCAACAATCCGTTCGTTCTCGACAACAGCAATAACCCAATTGCTGATGTTGACAGCGCATCGGCTGCTCGTACCAACCAGTACTACCGCATCGTCAAGGTCAACAACCTCTTCTGATTCGCAGTACGACAATTTACCCCCACACTTGGAATGGGAGCGGCAGAAATGCCGCTCCTGTTCTTTTACGGCTAAATACTTGAACGATGTACGAAATACCAACAGATTATTCTTCGGGTGCAGCAGGAACATCTCCTGCAAATACAAATCTGCTGAACCCAACGAACTTTAAGTTCAGCCTGAAGAGGGTTCCGAGTTTGGCGTATTTCTGTCTTGGTGTTTCCTTGCCTGGATGGACGCATCCAACCATCAACATTCCGACAGGGGTACCTGGCGGAAGATCGACATTCAAGACCTCAAGCGAATCTGTGTCCCACGGTGAGGCTACATTTCGCTTTCTTGTCAACGAGGACATGTCAAATTACAACGAGGTCTTCAAGTGGGCAAAGCAATGTGCCGGTTTGAGCGATTTCACGACAACGAAGAATTCAAGAGGTGAAACCGTTTCGTGGAGAAACTGGATGTCGGAAGAGGGTTATCTGTTAGTATTGAGCAACAAGAAGAAGCCCCTGTTCAGAATAACATTCAGGGGACTTTTTCCTACATCTGTCAGCGAAATTGCGTTCAAGACAAACGAAACCGAAGCGACTCCGATAACCGCCACCGTGAACATGGCATTCACATACTACACATACGAAAGTTTGAGCAACCCATGACTCAATTTCCAAATTCGGAAAAAGACTATGGCATAGCGGATCGCGTCATATCTGGTGCTGCCGACAGTACACCAACAAACACGAATTTGCTCATCCCTACCAATTTCATGTTCAGCATCAAGCGGGTGCCTAACATGAAGTACTTCATTCAAGAATTCAATCTTCCCGAATCAAGCAGCGAACCAATTGCAGCAGAATGGGCTGTAGGACCAAGCATCAAGTTTCCAAAATCAGGATTCGTGTACGGTACATTGACCATGAAATTCCTGATAAACGAGGATTTCTCGAATTATTACGAGATCATAAGATGGATGCTGGAAGGAACAGGATATTCAGAGTTCATAGTCAAGCAGAGGAAGAACGAGAATGCTGTCGATGATGCATCCCTCATACTTCTGACAAACAAGAAAGTCCCGTTTCGAAGAATAGAGTTCAGAAGCCTTATTCCCACAGAACTTTCAGGAATAGACTTTGCAAATGATGTCACCGACATCACCACATTGACAGCCACCGCCAAATTCTCAATATCAGGTTATCAGATAACAGACCTTTGACTTTCTTGATGGGGGTGGTATACTGTGACAACTATGCACTTGGACAGAATCAAGGAAATGGCGGAAAAAGACCTTGCAGTCGATGACACGGAACTCGGCAACGAATCCGTTCGCATACCGCAGTTGCACAACAAGTATCTCGTCATCTTCCATGATGAGCGATTGGTGCTGAAGAAGGCACAGGCTGACTACAGGAACCTTCGCCGCGACAAGTGGGAATACTACACGGGAAAGATGTCGCAGGAGCGGCTTGATGAACTCGGTTGGGAGCCGTTTCAGACGAAGATACTCCGAAACGACCTTGACATCTACATGGACTCCGACAAAGAACTCTCGGACTTGCAGAGCAAGATTGAATATCAGCAGGAAAAGGTCGATTATCTTGAGTCCATACTGAAGGGCATCGCCCAAAGACATTGGGTGATTCGCAATGCTATCGAATGGCGCAAGTTCACCAACGGCATAGTCTGATTGAGCCTATTGTGGCTACCCTAAATATGGGTATGCCAGAGATTGTCGTTCATAGGCACAACACGGTCTATACCCGATTGTCATGCGAACCTGCGATTGCCCGTGAGATTCAGGAATTCTTCACCTTTGAAGTCCCGAACGCGAGATTCACGCCCGCATACCGCAACAGGCATTGGGATGGAAAGATACGGATGTTTCAGCCAAGGAACAGCCTGTTGTATGTCGGTCTGCTTGACTACCTCGCCAAGTTCTGCGAGGAGCGCAAGTATCACCTGACCGTTGACCGAAAGTTGATCAATCCCGTTGAGCCATGCACACGCGAACATTGCGTGAGCAAGATCATCGAAGGCTTGAACCTGACGGCGCGGGGACAGCGAATCGAACCGCACGAACACCAAGTGGACGCGATCCACCATGCGTTGAACACGAACCGCTGCCTCCTGCTTTCTCCTACTGCAAGCGGAAAGAGCCTGATCATCTATGTCCTTGCAAGGGCATATTCTACCTTGCTCAACATGATCGACTCCGATGCAGGAGCAGAGCCACGCAGGACTCTCATAGTCGTTCCAAGCATCTCGCTCGTCACGCAGTTGTACAACGATTTCAAGGACTATTCCGCCAAAGACCCACTTGGGTGGAATGTGGACGATTTCGTCCACAAGGTCTACGGTGGCGAGGAGAAGGACGATCCAAGCAAGCAGATAGTGATCACCACATGGCAGTCAATCTACAAGTTGCCCAAGGACTATTTCGACCAGTTCGGTGCGGTCTTCGGGGACGAAGCGCATCTCTTCAAGGCAGCAAGCCTGACGAGCATCATGACGAAGTTGACGAACTGCCCATACAGGATCGCCCTGACGGGAACGCTTGATGGTACGCAGACGCACAAGTTGGCAATCGAAGGTTTGTTCGGGACAGTAAAGCAAGTCACGACAACCAAGGACTTGATGGAGAAGAAGTTGCTCTCAAACCTTGAGATCGACTGCGTTCTCCTCACCTATCCCGATGAGATAGCAAAGACCGTGGCAGGAATTCCCTATCAGGAAGAGATCGATTGGATCGTTGGATGTGACGGCAGAAACGCCCTGATTTCGAAACTAGCCTGTTCAACGAAGGGCAACACGCTAGTCCTTTTTCAGTTCGTTGAAAAGCACGGCAAGCCCCTGCATGAGAGAATCAAGGCGGATGCAGGGGAAAAGCGCAAGGTCTTCTATGTTTCGGGAGAGACAGAGGGAGAGGTGCGGGAGGAGATTCGGCAGATCACCGAGCAAGAGGACAACGCGATCATCGTTGCTTCCTACGGGACATTTTCAACGGGAATCAACATTCGCTCGTTGCGTAACATCATCTTTGCGTCCCCGTCAAAGAGCCGCATCCGTGTCTTGCAGAGCATCGGTCGGCAACTTCGCAAATCAGAGCGCAAGGACAAGGCTCGGCTCTATGACATTGCGGATGACCTTCATTGGAAGTCGAAGAAGAATCACACACTCAAGCACTTCATCGAAAGAGTGAAGATATACAACGAGGAATCCTTTGACTACAAGATGGTCAAGATTCCCATCAAGGAGGTTCTATGACGCAGTTCCCAAAGGATGGATTGCCTCCCGCCACCAAGATCGTCCGTCTTCGAAACGGCGAAACATTGATTGCCACCATGCAGGGTTTCGGCAAGGAAGCGGATCATGTGCTGCTTGAAAAGCCCATGTCAGTTGTGTCGATGCCTGTACTCAACAAGGCAGGGAAGGTCGAAAGAGTCGGGGTCTACCTCAAGGATTGGATCGAATACACGAACGATACATACTTTACCGTATCAAAGGACATGATCCTCACGATTGCGGATCCTGACGAGAAGATGATGGCGGATTACATCGAAGCAAAGATACATTCCGATCTTCAGAAGGCACAGGACGAGTTGAAGGAAGTGATGAAGGAATACATCTCAAAGATGGAATTTCCGAACATTCCCATGCCAAATGACGATGACAAGCAAGTCGAAAGTGGGTATACTTCCGAAGCAAATGAGTCAGATGAAGAGGAAGATGAAGATGAGGGGGATGACGAGGATGACGGTCTGCCTAGGTGGAACGGCAACCCTAGGGTACGGTTCTGACGGGTACTGGTAGTACTTATAGAACCTTTCATTTCATACTGGACACCGGTATTTAGGAGTCAGTCGGCAACACACGCAAAAATTATTCTGGTTTACATCAAATTGTGGAGGAAAATATGGGTAGAAGCAGCAGCCATTACATAGACAATCAAAGATTCCTGAAAGAGATAATCGATCACCGCAAGGCGGTCAACAAGGCAAAGAAGGCAGGGGAAAGACCGCCAGGTGTCACGGACTACATCGGGCAATGCTTCCTTGACATAGCGAACAACCTTGCCAAGAAGCCCAATTTTGCAAATTACAGTTTCAAGGAAGAGATGGTGGGGGATGCCGTTGAGAACTGCATCATGTATGCCACCAACTTCGATCCAAAGAAGTCAAAGAACCCATTTGCCTTCTTCACGCAGATCACCTTCTATGCCTTCCTGCGCCGCATACAGAAGGAAAAGAAGCAACTCTACATCAAGTTGAAGTGCTTTGAGGACAGCGATCCAACAGGCAAGTTCAGAAACTGGATGGAAGACGGCAAGGTCGATACCACATCGGATGAGATAGCAGAGATGATCGGTCTGTCCGAAACCGACATGGCGAATTTCAACAAAGAGAAGCAGAGCAAGTTGAAAAAGAAGAAGCGCAAGCGAAGCAAAACCTCCAACAATATGCTTGACGACTTTATGGATGAGTGATATACTCTGTCAATTGACTTATCGCAATGCTTGTGGTGTGCTTGAGGGCAAACAACAACATCACAAGGGATTCAGATTTGCCAGATTGGAGACTCACACATGAAGATTGCTGTCATCTGTGACACCCACTTTCGGCGCAAGATCTGACTCACCGATCTTCCTTCATCACTTCTTTGATTTCGTTGAGGATGTGTTCTTGCCTTACCTTGAGGAACACAAGATCGACACCGTGTTTCACTTGGGTGATCTGCTTGATCGCAGGAAGTTCGTGAACTTTGCCACCCTCAACGAGGTACGCAAACGCTTCATCCTGCCCTTGACGGAGCGGTGCAAGGTCTATGCGATACCTGGCAACCATGATGTCTACTTCAAGAACACGAACCAAGTGAATTCCATGCGGGAACTGTTCTCAACGGACTTTGGCGATGGGCTGCTTGAGCATCCCAAGGTCTTGGAGTTCGATGGCTGCAAGATCGCTTTCGTTCCTTGGATCACGAAGGACAACCATGACGAGTGCATAAAGTTCATCAAGAAGGCAGCGGAAGACAATGTTCCCTTCCTCATGGGTCACCTTGAGTTGAACGGTTATGAGGTCATGCGCGGTGTGAAGCATGAAGACGGGATGGATCCTGCCGTGGTCAAGGACTTTGAGGCGGTCTTGAGCGGACACTTCCACCAGAAGCAAAGCAGGGGAAATGTCTATTATCTCGGCACTCCCTATCAGATCACATTCGCTGACCTGAATGAGCCAAAGGGATTCCATGTGCTTGACACGGATGACCATACATTGGAGTACATAAGGAATCCGCTGACGATCTTCACGCAACTTGTCTATGACGATTCAAGCACGGACTACACGGAGTACGACTTGGATAAGTACAAGTATACCTTCGTTCGCATCGTTGTACGCAAGAAGGACAATCCCGTGATGTTCGATTCGATGCTTGATCGACTCACGAACCTCGGGGTATACGGAGCAACGGTCATAGAGGACAAGGAAATGGGAATCACCCTCACGGAACAGGTCGATGTGGCACAGGACACTTTGACCATCATCAACAACGAGATCGATCAACTCAAGGTGAGCAATCCCAACAAACTCAAGAACATTCTCAAGGAACTTTACTTGGAATCACTTTACGCTTAAGGAGCAAACATGTCACTACCAATCAAACTAGTCGGTCTACAGGGCGGCGAACAACTCATTGCACAGATAGTGAGCGAGGATTTCGACAAGGGTGTTGTAACCATCAAGAATCCCGCAATTCTCATTCCCGCAGGACAGGGCAAGTTGGCTCTTGTTCCTTGGCTTCCCTATACCGAGGCAGAGAACGGCATCACGGTTCGTGGCGTGAACTTCATCGTTGCTCCGCAGGAAAGCCTTATCAGCGAGTACAACACGGGGTTCATCTCAGGTCTTGTTGTGCCGTCCAAGAAGATCGAAACCGCACCAGCAGGACTAAAACTCGTAACTGAATAAGAAAGGAGGCTCCTATGGAATTCATTCAGAACGCCCTTGGAACTTTCTTCTACACGGTTGTCGTATTCATCGCCGGTGCGATGATCGGCGTTCCGCTGTGGAAGTGGATCTCGCCCAAGTTGCCTTGGAACAAGTGATTTGAAGACTGTATTTCCCTGTAGGGAGCGATTGTATACATGATTAGATTCAAGAAATTGAGATGGCGCAATCTGCTCTCTACAGGGCAATACTTCACCGAAGTAGATCTTGCAAAGACCGATACCACGCTGATCTGTGGGGAGAACGGTGCAGGGAAATCCACGATGCTGGATGCCCTGTGCTTCGTTCTTTTCGGCAAGCCGTATCGCAACATCAACATCCCGCAGTTGGTGAACACGATCAACCAGAAGGACTCGTTGGTTGAGATTGAGTTCACCATCGGCAAGGATGAATACAAGGTGATTCGCGGTCTCTCGCCAAAGGTGTTTGAGGTTCACAAGAACGGGAAGTTGATCGACCAAGACGCAAAGAGCAAGGACTATCAGCGGATGTTTGAGGAGCAGATCCTGCGAATGACCTACAAGTCGTTCTGTCAGGTCATCATCCTTGGCTCCGCTAACTATGTCCCCTTCATGCGCCTTACCGCTGCCGAGCGGCGATCCATCGTGGAAACGATCCTTGACATCAATGTATTCAGCACCATGAATACCCTGCTGAAAGGCAAGGTATCGCAGAGCCGCGAGGAACTGACGGAGGTGGAGAGCAAGTTGACCGTCATCAAGGAGCGCATCTCCTTGCAGAAGAGATACATCGAAGATCGTGCCAAGGACGAGAGTGACTTGGTTGAGAAGTATCGGGGAGAGATCAAGGAAGCAGAGGATAAGGTCACGGTTCTTGAGGAAGAGATAACCGTCCTGCGGGAGAAGATCGAACTCCACCTTGGCGAGATTGAGGACAAGGACTCCGTTGAGAAGACGAAGAACAACCTTGAGTCCGTGCAGCGGCAACTCAACTCAAAGACCAAGAGCATCGTAGGCAACATCAAGTTCTACGAAGAGAATGACAGTTGCCCTACCTGTTCGCAGCACATTGAGCAAGAGTTCAAGGACTCCATGTCCACCACGCTCAACACGAAGAAGCAGGAAGTCGAAAAGGCGATCACGGACATCAGTACATCGCTTTCAGACAACGCCAAGCGTCTTGAGAAGATTGCATCCACCATCAGGGTATTGAAGATCACGGAAGGTGCTATCAACGAACGGAAGTCAGAACTTTCGGGTCATCGCAAGTTCATCGACAAGACCAAGCAGAAGATGGAGGAGTCGAAGGCTTCCAAGAAGGACGATACGAAGGAACAGGAAGCCCTTGCCGTCCTTGCGAAGGAGGAAGAGGAGAATGTCAGCAACCGAAAGGAACTGGTGGATACGCAGCATTACTATGGCGTTGCTGCCACCCTGCTGAAGGATTCGGGCATCAAGAGCCGAATCATCAAACACTACATTCCTATCATCAACAAGGTGATCAATCAGTATCTCACGCAGATGGGGCTGTTCGTCAACTTCCAACTTGACGAGGAGTTCAATGAGACCATCATGAGCCGTCACCGCGACTCGTTCACCTATGCTTCCTTCAGCGAGGGAGAGAAGAAGAAGATCGACTTGGCTCTTCTCTTTGCATGGAGAACCATTGCACAGATGAAGAACTCCGTGTCAACCAATCTGCTGATCCTTGACGAGGTGCTTGATGGAAGCCTTGACGATGCCGCCTGTGAGTCATTCCTTGACCTGTTGAAGGGATTGGACGAGAACACCAATGTGTTCGTCATCAGTCACAAGCCAAAGGAACTGCTGGAATCAAAGTTCAGCAGGATACTGACCTTCGTCAAGAAGAACAACTTCAGCGGGATCGCAAACAGCAAGGTTTAGAAGACCTTGTTCTGAATCATCGCTTGGATCGCGCTTGCCGTGACTTTGTGCATAGCCTTGCGATATCCAACCGACTGATGGATCAGGTCGAACAAACCATTCCCTGCGGCAGCGACCTTGTAGTATTGTCCCTTGACCACGCTGCCGTTGTCTGTTTTCTTGTCCTGCTTGGCGTAAAGACGCATTCCTGCCTTGATGGTAGGAGCGGCTTCGGTGATATCGGTTTCTTCCTTCACGCCTTTCTCTGTTTTACGCCACTTTTCGTTTTCTCTTTTGAACTTTGCTAGTTGCGCCTTGCCAGCCACGGTTCCATCGTTACTACGAGCGCGTAGACGGGCATACATTGCGCGAGATGCACGCGCACCTGCCTTCTTTTGCTGTGCAGCGGACAGGTTTGGATTGTTGTAATCCGCTGTTGCCTTATCTCTTTCCCGAGCGGTGATTGCATCGCGCATAGGAGTGAGGAGTTCGTCAATCGCCTCAATCTCTTCGCTCATCTTGGTCTTGGGATTGTTGTTCCATTGAATCCCCTTGATCTTCACATCATCAATCTTCACATTGCCTTTTGCGGTCTTGACATGGAGCAAATGACCCTTGGAGGCAATCCCTTGATCATACTTGTCCATGCGAAGAAGGGTTCCCGAAACGGTCTTGCCGCTCTTGAGGGTTATGTTGACGGGCGTACCAGACTTGTACTTGGATCGCATGTTCTCCCAATCCTGCTGACGGAAACGGAATGCTTCCGTCATTTCCTCTTCGACCTCTACTTCTTCCTTCTTTGCTTTCTTTGCACGGAGAAGTTTGAAGTCTTGGGCATCTAGTTTGTCGTTCTTGTTGACATCGAGTTTCTTCTGACCACCGATCAGCGGCTTGGCTTCGTTGATGTTATCTCCGTCCTCAAAGAACTCTTCGCTCTCCTCTTCCTCTTCTTCCTCAATCTCTTCCTTCTTTGCACCCTTCTTGGCTTGCATCTGTGCAGCAACGCCGGTGTGAACCTTCTTGAGTTGATCAGGAGTCAACTTCTTCTTTTCGGTCAGGGTCTCCACTTGCCATTCACCATTGCCCAACTGCTCAATGATGACCCAACCATCCTTGAGATAAGAATCGACTTCCTTTGCAGAAATGACATCAAGATCATTGTCGCCACTTGTATGGCTCCACATGATTCTGCTGCCAGGCATCGAATCCTTCTTTTTCTTCAATGCAGGATACTGCTTGACGAGGAACATGGGAACCTTGTAATTCACCAATCGCGCAACCACGGGGTTTGGAGGACGAACCATGCCGCCAGTCTTCTGCTGTGGCATGGTCGGTGTTGCCTCGCGCAGGACTTCATAGCCTCTTGCGCTATTTGCGATTTCTTGAACCGAAGCCGCATCAGCGGTTTCAACCACGATGAATCCGTTGTTGTTGGAAAGAACAACGCCAACACCATCCTTCTTGATCGTGTTGGCGGCAAAATTGGCGAGGGACAGGCTGTTAAACTTGTATGTCAGGCGTTCCATAGACTCTCCTAAAGATGGGCAATCGGATACCCATATTTAGGATTTTTCAAAGCCTACTTGTGATCTGCCATAAATTGAAAAACCTGATCAGGGGACTTCTTGCTGCACTCTTTGTGATATGTGGCTTCCGCCGCTATCCGCTCCTTGTCCATCTCAATTTCAATCTTCTGTATTTCCTCCTTTGAAGGAGGCACCCACGGATGGGTAATTGTCGGTGCTTGCTTCAACTCATGCATCGATGGCTCAAGCCCGTTTCTCAAGATCAAGTCCCACTCAAGGATCGGGAGGGTGAATGCACGAAACATCGCATAGAAGTCACGCATGAGTTCCATGATGTTTTCCCCGCCAGGCATCGCGGGTTCCTCCGTGGTGGCTACAACCCTGCCCTTTTCGTCATAGTAGACTTCGTACAGGTTGTAACTGTAGTAGGTCTTTCCGCTTGCATAGGTCGTTTTGCGTATTACACGATAGTCCCAACTCATGGTGCGACCTTCCCTTCTGCGAAAGACAGAGGTATTTAGAAACCGCAGGAGATTAGATGCAATTTGCCAAAACATCATAAACCCTTCTTGGAATCTTTCGATGGGACTGCGCTCGGAAGTTAGAAGGCATCTTTGAAAGCACCGATGGGCTACGCATCAAATCGGTTTCAAACGGCCAGAACTTTCGATATTCTCGCATGAAGTAGTGGACATAGATGTAGCAGTTTGCCATGCGAGTGTAGCGATCCACATTGACGGGAAGATCATGCTTCTTGATCAACTTGATCGAACGCATTTCGCAGTCTCGCTCCATCTCACGAACGACATCGAAAGCCTTGTCGATTGCCTTGGTTGTGTACTGCTTGCCATTGAACCAATTGTCAATGACTGCGTTTGACTTGTCACTTCTGCGATATACGGGAGAGCGTTCGATCCATTGAAGAAAGTGGCAGTATTCGTGGATCAACACCTCAAACCAAAGGTCATGCTTTCTTCCCACTCGCAGTTCGCGGTCACCATCGGAGAAGTATCCCGCTGCACGATACCCACCGCAATTCAATTCCTTGCCTCTGCCGAATACGACTTGGCAACCATGCTCTGCTAGATGTTTTCTCACCTTGTCCACGAACTTGCGTTGCGCTTTGAGCATGGGGCTTATCTCCTTGAAGGGTATGAGGTTACGCTAGCATAGCAGTTTTCTGTCCTTCGATCAAGAGTGAAATATGGCTTCCCATGATGTTTTTCACGGCCTCTTTATGTTCATTTGTTAAAGAGTCGGGCAGACGGTACATCTGCAAAGTTAAAGATTCCCTAGCCTTGGCTCCCTTTCGGCAAGCACAGGTGTTCGGATTTGTAAAATCCTTCATCGCCGCAATCCATGCCGTCAGAGGGCGTATCTGCGCCACGATTAGATCGCTTTCCTTGGGGCGCAAATGCTCGTACAGGGCTTCTGGCGTGTCAAAGGTCACGGAGGGCATCTCACTCATCCAAACCTCCGTAAAGCCATTTGTCGGCTTTGGTAAACGCCCTATAACCAAGCAATCCACCCAAATAGGTTATCGGAATCATCTGCCAATTTGAAAATAGCAGGGTCAGTCCAATCGATACCGCCATGCCAAAGCAATACGGACAGGACAGCCAGCGAATGAGAAATGAATCATGGTGGATTCGCATGAAAGTTCCGTAGGACATTTGAGGATTGAACTCAAGTTCGTGCTTGTATTCACGCTTTCTAGAAATCCATTCTGGCAGGAACTTTGAGTATTCATAGACCGCGCTGGTTTCATAGACCACGAACAGCACCATCGCCACCCACATCATCGCAAAGAAATCAATCATTGTTTACTCCTTCGGTGCAGCCTTCACTCCGTATTTAGCCCGTGTGATATCGCCTTCCGCATCGTTGTGAATTTGTTGGAAGTCCTTCACTACAGACTGCGGAGGAATGTTCGAAACAATGAGTTTTTGAATTGAGTCAATGTCACCAAGTAGGTGGTGTGCAAGCGACAATTTGATTTTCTCTGGCGGAATCGGTGCTTGCGTTCCTGAAGCCTTGAGCCGAATTCCAATGAAATCCCGAATCACGCGCTGCGGTATCTTGGGTCTTGGAAGTGCCTTGCCTTCCTTGTTCTTGACTTCCGTTCCTATCATGCTCTGAACCAAGTCTTTTCCATCAAGGGGTTTTCCGTCCTTGTTGGAATAGAACACCTGACCTTCACCGCCACCAATGATCATGAACACATCCCCATTGACATTCGGAGGATATGCACCCGCTGCAATGTCGCTCATGGTTTTTCCAACACCTTCGTGGGTAAGCAGTAGGATATGGTCAGGTACGCGGCGAGGACGATTGTCGTTGTTGACCAATGCCACGCGCCAGTTCGTCAGTACCCATACGATGTGTATGTCGGTAGCCCTGTAACCGGCATTGATCAGCATATCGGTTAGAACCTTGATTTCCTCTGCCTTCTTCAGAGTGCGGTCGAAGATGATGTTCGGCAGGAAAGCCTTGTTGCCGCCATAGGTCTCCCATTCCTTGCCAACCGCCCCCTGCTTGATTCCAAGGTTCTGCATTGAGAATGCCTTGATGTGCGGGAAAAGCATGTTTGCAATCTGCTTCTGCTCAAGCGGCCAGTCCTTGAGAGCCAAGTGAATCTTTTCAACATCCTTTGGATTTCTGAAATTGATGTCCTTGAATTGAACAAACTTGCTCTTGATGCCAAGCGAGGCATGGAGTTTGCCCATTTTCACGACTGCTTCCTTGAAGGCATCGGGGTCGATGGTCTTGTAGTCAAGCCCATTCATCAAGTTGTTGATCGCATATCCCTTGCCACTTCCTGCCCCGCCAGCCATGAAGACCACTTGACCATATCTTGCCCCGTTGTTGGGCATGATGAGTTTTTCCTGAAGGTCTTGCTTGAGGGATGAAAAGTCGATCATGGGCGGATTCCTGTATTGGTAGCCTCGTATTTATTCATTCCGTAAAACAGAAACCCCCCGCTTCGCGGAGGGTTCTTTGCAAGCCAGAGGGAGTATCTTCGACTCAATCCTCTTCGTCTGTATTTAGAGATTTTGAAGATTTGACAGGCTCGTTCTCAAGTTCTTCGATGTATTTGGCAAGAGCCTCATCACATTGAGGGCGAGTCAGGAACGGTCCATAGAACTCGGTGCTGGACTCGTTCCAAAATATCCAACCCATGTGGACTGCCGAATACTCCACGGGATCGTTCTTACGCAACTTGATCACCGCTGCACGGGGATTCTCGTAACGCTCGTAGGCAACCTTTTGGTAGGTGCTGATCCACTCACAAATCTCAAAGTTAGCAGGAAAGTGCTTGAGGAGATTACGCGCCCGTTGACGGACAGCCTTCGGAACCTTCGGTGACTTCTTGGAGTCCATCAGGTCTGTCAGGAAATTTCGGGTATTGTGCAGAGAAAAGTAGTTTTCGTATGGCAGCGTCATGTCAACCTCCATATTGGTCGGGGATCATTGAGTTTGCAAGAAAGGCTACCGCGACCGTCTGAATCACCTTCCAAGCCTGGTTCCTGTGAAACTCCTGTTCCGCAGCGGACAGGGAATTGAAGTCACCCATGTATGTAAGCAAGACTTCGCGGTGTTCGTCCCTGAAACTCTCAATTTCAAGCAAAGTCTTCACGATGTTCTTGAAATAGTCGTGCTGAACCTTTGCCAAGTCTTCAAGAAGCAAAGGATCATTCAGGACATCAATTGGGCTTTTCATCACTTGCCCATCTGCTTCATCTGCATTACTGCAACATAGGTGATCATCAGCAGACTGACAGACATGAACAGCACGGAAATTCCAAGTGCGTATCCAATGAACTCGTCAGCCTTGCTTTGCTTACTTGCAGCCTTCTTTGCAATCTTCTTCGTTGCCATGATCCTTGCCTTTCTTGTTGAGGATTTCCCTGCATTCATCGATGATGCCGACCAACCCCTTGATGTCTGCGGCACCCGTCTTTGGATTGTAGTAGCCATCGTAGTCAAAGAGGATTGCCCATGCCGTGAACATATCCTCCTTCA